CCCCACCACCGCCACCGCCGCCGTGCGTTGAAGCCCCGCCGCCGCCGCCAGCAACGACAAGCACATCAGCACTATAACTTGTTGGGCTAGATGCAGTAGTAATGGAATTGGATGGGCTTGAAGATGCGCCATTCCCAAGCGCATTTGTCGCATATACCGTAAAAGTATATGTCGTTGATAAACTTAAACCTGTTACAAGAATAGGCGATGACGTCCCAGTCGCAGTAATGCCGCCGGGGCTCGAAACAACCGTGTAACTTGTAATTACAGACCCGCCATTGTTCGACGGGGCAGTGAATGTAATAGATGCACCTGTAGAACCAGAAAGAGTTGCCGTTCCGATAGTTGGAGCAGCAGGAGGTCCGGGCGTCTGGAAGTATGGTCCCGTGCTTGTTGCACTATCACCAATGGCATTGGTGGCATACAACGCAACGGAATAAATTGTTCCCGCAGCAAGCCCTGTGATTGTCAAAGGAGACGACAATCCACTTGCGCTCCCGGCAAGTGTGCTACCGCTATACGCAAGAGCGGTGACGCTTGTGATTGGCGAACCACCGTCATAATTCAATGAGTATGGAACCTGAACAGAAGTGTTGGTTGCCAATACAAGATTAACGGACATGGCAATTTGCGAACCGACAGAGCCTGTCGTTTGTGATGTGTTAACGGTATAAACACCAACTCCACCCGTGGTCCCGCTCGTTTGTCCAGTAATTCTTGTATACTGTGACACCCCAAGCCCTGTCACAAATTGACCGCTGGCAAGTGTTCCGCTCGCTACAGCAGAAACCGTCAAAACAGTCCCTGCAATGTAACCAGTGAAGCTGACAATATTTGCAACGCCGGGAGCATTAGGAACTTGTGCTGCAGCTTGACCGGGCCAGTTACGGGCTAATGTAGACTGCTGCACATCATCCATGGACCACATACCAGATGCAATAGCACTAGTAGTGCGGTTCTGCTTTCCTCTGATACCACCATTACGACGCGCTGTCATAATTACACCGTTTCTTTGATCGTCACGTATGAAGCCACTGCAGTGCACATGCTGCCAGCATCTGCGGAGATACGTAAGGAGTCACCCTCAACCAGATAGATATATTTGGCAAGGACATCATACGCTGCACCTGGAGCGATAGATACATTCTTTGAAATTGGATAAGAGCTGCCCCTATATAGATCAACAGTCACAGTATGTCCGGCGGTATCATTATTTGAGATGATAAGAGAATCCACCTTAATAATCGTGTTACTTCCGGAAGCGTTTGATACAATCGCCGTCAACGAGGTTCCAACAGATTGGACCGCCGTGCCGCCTAGGATCGACTTTACCGCTACGATGTTTGGGGTAGTCATGGTTTAACCTCCGAAAACTAATGCCATAGCAATAGCCGTTCCTGTTGTAGCACCTGAGTTCGCTATTGTCACAGTGCCAGACCCGTTAGTGATTGTGATACCTTCGCCCTGTGTGATCGTGGCCTTGGTATACCCTGTGCCGTTACCGATAAGGATTTCTCCGTTGGCCGGTGTTGTTGTAAGACCCGTGCCTCCGCCCGAGACAGGCAATGTGCCTGTAGTTAGCGTGGTAGTGGAGTTAGCATACACGGCACCATTGGCATTATACGGTTGTTTAATACCCGCTGACGACCCACTACCGACAAACTGAAGGAATGTGATGGGAGTAGTACCAACTGTAATCGTGCCTTGAGTCTGCTGTACCCACTGTGTATTAGCAAGTGTATTGCCTAGTTCGATATAGAACGCATCGCCTGCAGCAATCTGTGCACTTAATTTATAGTCGTCTACGCGAGTGAGAACCCAAGGTGGACCAAGGGTACTACCAAGAGTGGTAAGAACATATACACCATTCTGAAATTCGGTAGTTTGGTTTTTAACAAGCACACGACTTCCTAATGGAACGGGTGAAATCCCGTCTACACTAAGTGTGCTATTTGTAGTACTGGTAAGCGTTCCAGCCGTATTATTATATGTAGCTGCCAAGTTAGTTGTTGTAGCATATTCACACGATATTTGTGATGTAAGTCCGGACACAATATTATCTACATAGCGCTTGTTGGCGATATTTGTGTCAACTGTTGGTACTGCTGCGCTGGTGCTCGCGGCAGTAAGTGCCACGCTTGTAATGTCAGTATTTGTTCCCGAAGCGGCAGCGCTTAATGCTGTACGTGCAGCAGTGGCTGTAGCACCACCGGTTCCACCCGCTGTGACAGGAAGAATACCGGATACGAGAGTTGTTGTACCAGTAGAATATAGTGCTGCTGGTGATGCACTAAGAGTTGCAAGCCCTGTACCCCCACCCGTAACAGGCAGTGTACCTGTTACAAGAGCAGTTGTTGAGGTTGCATATACAGCCTTTAATGGTGTGTATGGAGTTCTTACCCCACTTCCACCAGCTGGAACTTTTGTAAATACGATTGGGCTAGTATTAAGTAATGCGACTGTATTTTCTTGAATCCACAAACTGTCTGCATTTGCAGTTCCGCTTGTAACAAACACACCGTCGCCGGGTGAAATCTCAGCAATAGTGTCGTAGTCTGCCGCACGAGTCATAGACCATGGTGCTGTTCCACTATTATTTGTAATTGTGTAAATGCCATTTTGGTATAGAGCAGTTTGGCCAGCAACCAAGATACGAGCTGGAGGTTGCGGAGTAGCGCCATCTATAGTCAAAAATGCTGTTCCGCTTCCGGATAATCTACCTGTACCCCCAGTAGGAATACTGAATGTCCCTATGTCTGTTGTAGATACAAATGAAACGGGGCTAATCGGATTAGAACCGCTTACTGCTGCATCAACATATGCTTTGTTTGTGATGTCATTGGCAGTCGCCGGTTTTGTGCTGATCGTACCGGTCGTCAGACCAACAGCATTTACCGCAAACGTGGAAGCGGTCGTCACACGACCGTATGTATCTACCGTAATGGCAGGAATAGAATTTTCTGTACCATATGTACCAGCGGAAACACCGCTGCTTGCAAGAGCAAACGTGCCGGTTGCAGTGACTGTTCCGCCGGTTAGACCAGTGCCAGCTGTAATGCTCGTTACTGCGGACAATGCTGTAGACGACGCTGCAGTAATTTGACCCTGCGCGTTAACTGTAACACTAGGAATTTGAGTGGCGGAGCCATACGATCCGGCAGTCACACCTGTATTTGCAATGGCAAAAGTACCCGTAGCAGTAACCGTACCGCCAGTAAGCCCAGTACCAGCTGTTAAGCTAGTCACAGCTTGAAGGGCTGCCTCTGCTGCCGCAGTCAAGCGCCCATAAGCATCGACTACAAACGACGGAATTTTCGTAGCAGAGCCGTATGATCCTGCGGTAACACCGCTATTGGCAAGAGCAAATGTGCCTGTAGCCGTAACCGTGCCCCCAGTAAGGCCAGTACCAGCGGTAATACTGGTAACAGCCTGCACATTGCTTTCAGATGCACTGGTGATTTGACCTTGTGCGTTGACTGCAAGTACTGGAATTTTAGTTGAACTGCCATATGATGCTGCAGTCACACCCGTATTTGCGATGGCAAAAGTACCGGTCGCAGTAACCGTGCCACCCGTCAAACCTGTCCCTGCTGCAATGCTGGTAACAGCCTGCACGTTGCTTTCAGATGCGCTTGTGATCTGACCCTGTGCGTTGACCGTAACAACAGGAATTTTAGACGAACTACCATACGATGCTGCTGTTACACCGGTATTAGCGATAGCAAATGTACCACTTGCTGTAATAGTTCCGCCCGTCAAACCGGTTCCAGCTGTAATGCTGGTGATGGTTCCATTGCCAAACTTTACCCAATCGGTACCGTTAAAACCTTCGAATACCGTAAGGGATGAATTAAATCTGATGTAACCAGATGCGCCAGTTGGGCGATCTCCGGTAAGTCCAACGGGGACTTTGATCGCGTCGGTTGCTACAATGTCGAGGGATACAGCGGGACTTCCAGTACCTACGCCTACCTTACCGGTAGCGTCCACAACGAATGGCGTTGCATCTGGATTTGCTGAATCTTCAACGGTAATGGCATTGCCGGCTCCAAGTTGCGTAACACGCAATGCCGGATTGGATGAGGTCACATTTACAGTCAGGCCACCGGTAAGTGTGCCGCCCGTCAAAAGAAGAAATGTATTGGCGAAACTATAGCTTAGAGCAGTGGCCAGTTCGGAGCGAGAGATGCGTTTGGTTTTATCTTCGCTTGTATCGAAGATAACAAACTGATCGTCGCTGGCTGTGCTAGCACCAGAAATCGCATCAAGCTGTGGTATGCGTTTAGCCATAGCTAACTCCTGCCAAGGAAAAAGCAGGGGTCGAAACCCCTGCTATCATTATGCTGCGGCTACTTCCAAGCCGGTAACAAGATTGATCCAGATCGTACCGTTGCTAACAGCAACGGTAGCAGCACCGGCATTACCGTTCGAAACATAGACGATTTCACCAGTGTGCGAGGCAGCTGGATAGCTCGCAAGCCCAGCAACGGTGAACGTAGGAAGCCCGATACGACCTTTATTGATCGTAGGAGCGTCGAGGGATACACCCGTATAGAGTCCCATTGCAATCTCCTATAATTGTAGGTGGGGCCGAAGCCCCACCAATTAGGTTACGTTAGGGATAGAACCGAGGTTCGCACCCATATCGACATAGGAGATGACGATCTTCACTTTGGCAGTGTCGATGCTGTTGGTGTTAATCAACATAACGACGCTGGTGTCAGCTGTCAGATACGCCTGTGTGGTGCTACCAGCGGTGGTACCGGCTGCTGCGTTCAGACTGAGGTCGTTTGCAAACAGCGTAGCGTCACCGGTGATACCGAGGTCGATGGTGCCGGCTGCACCTTCAGCCTTAACAATGGTAATGCCACTGCCAAGAATGAGAGCGCCTTTCGGCAGAGTTGCGATAGCCAGAGTGTCAGTTGCTGCCAAAGCAGCAACCCCAGCTGCGGACCGAGCGGCTGCGATCTTAGCGAAATCCAAGGTGGTTTCGAAAGAAGCGAGACGATCAGTGTATGCTGCAGAAAATGCAGCGGAGCCTTTGTTAAAGCCCAGAGAGTCGGTGTATGCGACCATGACTAGCTCTCCTTAAGCGAAGGTTACGACTGCTTGCGACAGAGCTTCGGGTTTCACAACCTTATAGCCATACACTTGCAGACCACGGATGATATCACCGAAGGTGCTTTGAGCACGGATCGTTTCCATCTCGGTCATCTGAGAAGCAAACGTCAGACCCATTTTGTCGCCGGCAATCAAGTTGAACTTGCCACCGGAGTCAACCTTCAGGTTGTGGCTCACATAGACAGTGAACCGGTCAATCATGCCGAGACGACCATTGCGAATCGGAGAAGCCGAATCACCGGTGATCGAGGCATCCTTCAGTTCCGACTTCTTGATCAGACCAGCCATACGGGCAGGAATGACCACGAAGCGACCCTGCTCAGGGCAGTTGGCTTCGTCAAGAACGGTGCCCATATCGACCAACAAGTCGATGACAGCAGTCGTGCCAGCAGCGCCATCTTTGGTAACAGTCAGCGGAGCTGCTGTGGTACCAAGGTTGAAAGCACTGGAGATACGACCAGCAGTACCGCCTTTGTTAAGTGCGGAAATGTCCGGCAGCATGTCAGTCAGGACGCGCTGGTCGATCTTGACCTTCATCTGCTCGGAAGCATCTTTAGACCACATATCCATCAGCTTGATATCGGACTGCACTTTATCAATGTCATCTTCAACGCAGGCAAAGTATTCGCCTTTGTCGATGAGAAGCTGCAGCTTCGGCTTATCGGGGTTTTCCACGACAAGGTTTTGACCCTTCACATAATCACGGATCGTGATGTTGGGTTGGGTGCGAATGTTGACCGTATCGCCCTGATTACGAATTTCACCTTCGTAATTAGTGTTGGAGATAGCAGCCAGCACGGTTGCATCATAGAAGTTTTCGATCAATTTGCCGGACCAGATTTCGGGAATGAAATTACCCGAGTAATTGGGACGGCCTGCTGCGACAGGAAAAGACATTTTTCGTCTCCGTTTAACCGTTTGCGACTATGCGAGATTCCCGCTGTGCGGCGAAAATATCGCGCTCTATCTGGTCCCGCTCGGCCTCTTTACCCCGATATTCACCTCTACGTACTGCGGCATAGAACTCTGAAATGTCTTGCCCCGAGTATGTTTTTGGTTGGTTTTGAACCGGTGCGGAACCTCCACGGCTACGTCCCGGCGAAACCTGTCTATCGAGTTCGGACACCGATGTGGCCCGAGATGGTTGAGCAACAGATTGACCATTCATACCTTTCCAAGTCGTAAAGAATGAAGCAACGCGTCTCGCATCAAAGTTCCTCTGAGCATCCTCCAGATAGACCTGCCGGTTGTAACCGGTGAGTGGGTCTACCGTGAGAAGCCAACTATGGAAGTTCTGATCCCCGTTGATCTCCCGCCAATCAGGGGCAAGAGCTGTAAGATCAGACCAGAAGGCTTGCTCAGTTGTTACTGCCTGTTGGTATGCTACCTGCTCGACCTTTGGAAGAACACTAGATTGCATCTGGCGAACCATCTGCTCCAGTTCGGCGATACGGCGCTGGGCCGCTGCTGTTTCCTCTTTGGACACGCGACGCATGACCTCAATGGAATCGCCGTAATCTTCTACGTCCTTAGCGGTAACCAACTTATCGGGCATAAGCGCGGACTGTTGGGTCGTTGCTTGGCTCGACATGTTAGACAGCAACTGTTCAAGTTGCGCTACCCTATTGCCCAACTGCTGATTGTCAGACCGAAGCCTAGCTGTATCAGCGTTGTACATACCTTGAAGCGAACGATACCGCTGCTCAAAGGTTTCTTCCGACGAGGCTCCTGATTTCCCTTGCTCGTTGGGTTCAGAAGCAGGTGCACCATTCGCATCACTGTCGGCTTTGGTCTCTACTGGTACTTCATTATCGCCCGGTTTATCCTGCGGTGGATTAGCGTCGGCGTTAAGTTCTTCGTACAGTTTTGCTACAGCCTCAGATTGTTTACGAATTTGCTCTGGCATGGTCATAAGAACGCTCCTCTCGGTATGCGTATGTGATCCCAGCTATCCACCATGGATTATGCTGGTAAATTTTTAGTATCTTGTATTAATTTATATAGTTCTGTCAAGACCTGACAGCGGCCTTGAGCCACCTGAACAGTGTCTGGTTGTACATTTGGCAGTCTATCCAGCTCGGTCCTACGCCAATTCTCTAACCAATCAACGAAGTCCCTATTGCGGGAAAGGCCAGTTATAACTTTCAGTACGTTTGGATCGGGGCGAATCATGCAGCACCCGTCTGTTGGTTACGTACTGTATTCAATCCACCGGCGGGAGCACCAGCTTGATTTGTCATGGACGGAGCCGGTTGGCTTCCACCCTGTGCCGCCTGTGGTTGAGGCTGCTGTGCCTGCTGAACTTGCTTGAGTTGCTCCATGTACCCGATCTTCTCGCGGGTGGGAACGATCTCGTCCACCGGCATCTGCAGTCCTTTAGCCACTTCACGCAGCAAAGCAGCACGACCATCGACACCGATGATACCCATATCAATCTCGTTACCGGTTGCGTTCAGGAACTCAACACGGCGTACATTTACAGTCTCGCGCACAGCAAGGTTGGTGGCCCCACGTGGCAGAACTTGCAGATCGCCCTTAATACTTTCGTCGGGGTCGTACCGCATATTGTACACAAATTGACGCTGCACAATCGGTTTGGTGATATCATTGTCAATGTGCATGACAACTTGACGGATACCCTTACCGGCAGCACCCATTAACATAGACAAACCTGACGATGTGCGTCCTGCGCCCTGCACGTTGGTATCGCCATAGATGTATGCAGGGATACCGGAATGATCATCAGCCATGCGGCTGAACTTCTCATACACGGCCATAAGCGTCTGTGAGTTGTCACTTGGTTGGTTGAACCGCACAGCCGGCGCAGAGGAGCCTAGCGGGTCATTCAGAACCTGCCAAATCTTCCACGGATACATCTGAGTAATATCTTCGTTGGCTGGAATACGCTCCAAGTTAACTTCTACCTGCGGACCAGACGCAATACCCATGTTGTTAACCAAGGCGCGGGCTGCAGCGTTACAGATATTCTGCAAATCTTCGATGATTTCGGGTATTGCCTTGCCCCAAAATGCACCGGGAAGTTTGATGAATGACGTTTTTGAGTAGGGTTTTTCACCCAATGGATCATAATTCAGGATAGCTTTGATGACGTAATTGCCAACAAGCCATACATTTGTATCGTATTCACGCGCCTCGTCGGGGACTTCTTCTTCCGATAAGCCCCATTCACGCAGCATTTTTCCGCTTACTTTGCCCCAGAACTCAAGAGCATCAAACAATTCAGTCGGACGCATTTCCGTATAGAACTTGCGTTCTTCCTGCTCCCGCGCCATACGTGACGAGTCTGTAACCCACGATTGGCCCGGACCTTCCGACAGCGCCATACGAATAGACTGATCATCATAGCCGGGGGCACCTAGAAGATCAGAAAGATCGGTGCGGCTAAGGTGATGCAACTCAAACAAATACCCGTCTTGTATGCGGGTAATGCCCGGTTCTGGATAGATTTTAAATGGATCGACGCGTTCAAACTCTGGAGCCAAACGCTCTGCCGCCTCAACAACTGTCTTGCCATCGGGGGATGTAGTATACTTTAGGTGTCGCTGGCGACGAACAACCGGACCCTTAACAAAGGCAGATGGGAACGTAACCAGATCGGTAAGGAACTCATTGAACGCATCAGGCCACCCGCCTTGGGCAAACTGATCTTCGATCTTGATGCGCATCTTGTCGGCCCGGTCTGCAGCTGCTTGCAGAATCCGGAAACGAAACTCTTGCGACACGACCTCTTTGAGTTCGAGCATTTGCATTTTTGTTGGTGCCTGACCCGTCTTTTGGATCATACCCATAACTTGCTCGGCAAATGCGTCCTGAATATCCTGTGCCTGTTTGTCGCTCAGGTCGGGGATCGGAGTGGCCTGCAAATCCCAAGGGGGCATACCTGTGTCCATCAAGATGTCGCGCAACCAACTCTCAGCCGCACGGCATTTGATTTCTGTCAGCATCATATAAACTTCAGACCCGCCCTGATCGCGGATACTCTGAAGTTTATCAGCCTCATACTCACCGTTACGCTGGCGCATGGCCTTGAGCATAATGGTTTCTATTGGCTGTTTAGCAATACGTGCAGCGTCCCAACATGTTTTAACATACGAAGCGATACCGGTAAGAACAGGACTGCTTTGACGAGCGGCAACTTCCGCTTCCATACGGTTACGTTCTTCGCGGTCAAGCTGCTCGTTGCTCACAACACGTAACATGCTGAGTCCGGCCATTACTGCATACCCCGGTTAATCTTCTGCCATACGGAACCGTTGCTTTTGATCACTGCCCACCATGCTGCGGTGGCGGGCACAATGGCGTTCGTATTGGCCGTTTGACTATTATATTCTGCTATATTCGAAGTAAGAGAATTCATAGCAAGCGCACTATATGTTTTAAATTTTATCTCGCGCCCGGGGAACTGCGTGGCTACGGGAAGCAAAATGTTTACTGCTACAGCGCATGAACTGTATACCCAGTCATCTTCAGCAAACACTTTATACGGATATGCCGAGGTTGTTGTTCCGAGAATGTGCACCGGCATAGAGTCTGTGCGATCCAGTGAGCAACGTACTGTGTTAGAATCAATAGCATATTTGCTGCGTGGCTTTGTCCACGAGATGGCAGTTGCTGTAGCAACAGTCGCCGATCCTGCACCTAAAGTAAATGTTGTGGCCGTCGGCACTGTCAAAACTACAAATCTGTACCCTGCGATTATCCCTCCGGTAGTGACAGTAGGAGCAGTAAGGTCGATGTAATCACCGACAACCAACCCATGAGCAGTCGCCGTCGTCACTGTTACTACAGTTGTGGCTTGTGTAAACATGCCAGAACCAGTGGGTATATTAAGCATGATAGTGTTGTTACGCATAGTAACATCAGCGGTATAATCCAGCTGAACACCGGATAGCCCGCCCATAACGCTATTATCACAGATAAGAACACGACTGATCAGCGATGTTGTTAAGCCAAACAACCTGATAGCCGGAACAGTATCAGCTGCTTTGACAATATTTCCGCGCACAATAGCATCAGTTATTGTATAAGCTCCGGCAGTTTTTAGCAAAATACCGGTATCAGT